CTCAATCGTGACATGACCCTCGTGAAGCTCGACCAGGATGCGCAGCTCACGCGCGAGGAGATCGCTGCACGCGAGCGCCTCGAGGCCATCAAGATCGATAATGAGCGCCAGATCTTCAACGCTGAAGCGGCGCTGAAGGTGCGTCAAGGATCGGGCATCTGATCTATTGCGTGCAATATCACAATGCTGTATTATTCGGGGCGGGGCAGTGCGTCAAAAGATCGCTGTCCCAGCCATTTTTCCCCTCCTGTTGTTTCGGCGCCCCAGTGGCGCCGTTTTTTTTGGAGCCCTGATTGCTGAGACGCGAGGACTTCCTCTCGCCAACGTGGAAGCGTCTGACGCAGACCCTTGAGGATCGACTCAAGGAGCTTCGTGAGATGAACGACACCCCGTCGTTCGGACCAGACAAAACGGCCCTGATCAGAGGTCAGATCAGTGAGCTCAAACGAATTCTCAGCCTTGCGGATCCCGCGAGCCTGAGTCCCGCGGTCAGCCCCGAAGAACTCTCCGGCGCTGTCGAGACAGGCCAGCAATGGCCAGACCTGAGTGAGACAACAACCGAATGAACGTACAGGACCAAGTCAATCCGCTAGTAGAAGCACAGAAAATCTGGGATCAACTCGAGGCAGAGGATGCTGGCAGAGCCACGCCGCCCGCGCCTGAGAAGCAGGACAACCCGACCGAGGCCGCCAACCCAGCGCCCGCCGACAATCACAATGCTGATGCGGCCGACGCAATCAAGGGTAGCGAAGACCAGGTGCCGCAGGGTGATTCGTCCTTGCTGGACAAGATCGCCGGGCTTGAGTCGATGCTCCGTACGCAAACGGAGACCGTGACTCAACTGACGCAACGACTTCGGAATGCCGAGGGCCACATTGGTGGACTGGGAAGCCAACTGAAGCAGCAGCTCCAGACGGCCCAACAGGTCGCCTCCAAAGGCGGAGAGGCTCCAAGCGCGAACGAGATTCGTGATGCGCAGAAGAACCCCGAGGCCATGGCCAGATTGAAAGCGGACTACCCCGAGTTCGCCGATGCGATGGAAAGCGCTCTGAACGAGCGACTGAGCATGCTGGAGCAGAAGATCGCGCAGCAGTCTCAGCAGCCCGCTCAACAAGCGCCAGGCGTCACGCCTGACGAAATCGCCCGGCTTCGTTCGGAGATGGCCGTCGAGATCCGGCATCCGGGTTGGCAGGAACGTGTACGGACGCCTGAATTTGTGGGTTGGCTACAGCGCCAAGCCAGAGAAGTGCAACTCCTTGCGGCGAGCGATAGCCCGCAGGATGCAGTGCGGCTCTTGGACTTGCATAGCGATGCCCAGAAGTCAGCGTCAAACCAACGAACGCAGCGCCTGAACTCTGCAGCCGCATTGCCCACAGGGCGAAGCGGGGGTGGCACTCGCACGAAGCCCGTCGAGGAAATGACGCCCCAAGAGTACTGGAGCTATTTGGACGAACTTGATCGACAGAAAAGGTAATTGATCATGCAAACCTACTCCCTAGTTCCTTCGCGGAACCTCATCATGGCTGAGCGTGAAATGCTCAAGCACGCCATGCCCATCAAAGTGCTCTCCACCTTCGGCATGCAGAAGCAGATCCCCCAGAACAAGACCGATACGGTCGTGTTCCGCCGGGCTCTTCCTATCGACGCAGGCTCGAATGGCGCGCCCAACATCACCGCCAGCAACTACCTCCTCCAGGAAGGCGTGACCCCTGGCTCGCGCACCATCACTTACCAGGACGTGCAGGTCACCCTGCAGCAGTACGGCGTGCTGATGAAGCTCTCGCGCAAGGCCGAAGCCATGTACGAGGACGACATCCCCGCTGACATGATCAAGCTCGTTGGCGAGCACATGGCCAGCCTGGAAGAGCTCATCGCCTACGGCGTGGTTCGTGGTGGCACCAACGTCGTGTACTCCAACGGCACGGCCCGCACCTCGGTCAACACCGCGATCACCCTGAACAAGCTTCGCCAGGCTGCCCGTCAGCTCGAGAGCGCGTTTGCTCAGCTCGTGACCGAGAAGCTTGCCGCTTCGGTGAACTACGGCACCAGCGCGATCGAGCCTGGCTACCTCGTGTTCATCCACACCGACATGGAAGCCGACTTCCGTAACCTCACCGGCTTCGTTCCTGTCGCCAAGTACGGCTCGCAAAAGCCCGTGCATGAGCGCGAGATCGGTGCTGTCGAGCGCTTCCGCGTCATCACCAGCCCCTACTTCAAGCCCTTCCTCGCTGCGGGCGGCACCATCACGGCAGGCACGTTCCTGTCCAACGGTGGCACCACCGGCACCACTGCTGACGTGTACCCGACCATGGTCGTTGCACAAGAGGCATGGGGCCAGGTCGCTCTCAAGGGTATGGGCGCAATCGAGCCGATCTACTTGCCCGCCAAGCAGATCACGCACGCCAACCCGATGGGCCAGTTCGGTTACGTCGGCGCCAACTTCTACAAGAACGCTGTGCGCTTGAACGAAAACTGGATGGTCCGTATCGAGTCCGCCTGCTCGGCTCTCTGATGAACGGGGCTTCGGCCCCGTTTGACTGAACTCATTTCGTAAAGGAAACCAGACCATGTCTGACAATCTCTCCCAAGACTCCGGCCTGACTATCGCGCTCAACAGCGGCGGTTTGGCCGAAGGCACCAACAACGCCACCATCCAGATCGCAACCGCGATCAACTACGTCATTGACGGACGCTTCTACTCGAAGGCCATCACCGACAACATCGCGATCAGCTACAGCGGTCCCGCGGTGTACCAGGCCCCCACGGGCGTGGGCACGATCAATGGCTCGTTTACGGGCGGTACTAACGGCTCGACCCGTATCTACGGCATCTTCTTGGATACCGCAGGCACAGTCTCGATCCTGCCAGGTCCGATCGTTGATTCGGCCGACCTTGCTGCTGGCCGCGCTTCGCTTCAGTGGCCCGATGTCCCCAACAACGTATGCCCGATCGGTGGTCTGCGCATCGCGCTCACCGCAGGAACGACGTTCATCCCCGGCACGACCGACCTCTCGGCGTCCGGCGTGACCGACACGTTCTACAACCTGGCCGACATGCCGGCCAATCCGCTGACCGCGTAAGTCAGCAGGCGGCCATCTTCGGGTGGTCGCCTACCCCTAACTCATTGGAGACAAGACAATGCCAACACCCAGCAAGCCCATGAACAGTTACGAACGAAATCGAGGACTCGCCTCCAGCGACGTCGGTATCGAGAACGCCGTAACGCCGGCCTCCGAGGCTGCTTCGTCTCAAGGTGTCGAGATCGATACCGACAAGGTGCTTCGCACCGACGACCTCGAGTACGAGAAGTTCATGCGTGACGAGCTGGAAGTGTTCTTCAACGAGCCTGGCAACGAGCACGAGCCGGCATTCGTTGAGGTCAACGTCAATGGCGACTACCGCATCGCAGTCCGTGGCGACACGTCGAAGCTGCGTCGGTATCACGTTGCTGTTATCGCCAACGCGAAACAGTCGCGCGTACGCCAGAGAAAGGTCGTGAATCCAGACGGCAGCATGGGCTTCCAAGAAGAGAACGTGCTGTCGCTCACCTATCCGTTCCAGATCATGCACGACCCCAATCCCAAGCAAGGCGTGCCCTGGTTGCGTCAACTTCTGAAGAACCCAGGCTGACATGAATTGGCTCCAGCTCGCCCAGCGCTTGTCGATTGAGTGCGGCATTGCCGGCACGGGTCCGTCCGCTGTGACGGGCCAGACCGGAATGAACCTCAAGCTCGTCAACTGGATCGCTTCCGCATGGAACGAGATCCAGGGCATGTACGACAACTGGGGCTGGATGCGCCAGCAGTTTGCGTTCGACACCGTGGCCAGCACGGGCGACTACCTGCCCACGGCTACCACCAACACCCTCACGGGCAATCAGCTCACCGACCTACGTTACTGGTGGAAGGATACGTTCCGCTGCCAGAAGAAGTCGCTCGGCGTGGTCGACATGCAGTGGCTGGTCGAGTGGGAGTATCAGACCTTCCGCAATACCTACCGCTTCAATCTGCAGGTCAATGGCCGCCCCGTCGTGTTCGCTCAGAACCCGCAGGGCAAGGCCATCATGCTGGGCCAGATCCCGGACGACATCTACGAGATCACGGGCGAGTACCAGCAGTACCCGCAGCCGTTTGTGAACGGCACCGACGAGCCAGGCATCCCGAACGAAAGCTTGCACCTCGTCATCGTCTACAAGGCGATGCAGTTCTACGGGCTCTATGAAGCTGCGCCTGAAGTGCTCATGCGCGGCAATACCGAATTTAGCCGGCTGATGAATCAGCTCGAGCGCGAGCAGCTCCCTGAGCTCTCCCTGGGGAACCCGCTGGCGTAAGGGTAGGGCATGAACCTCAACGATCTACCCCGCGTTCAATATGACCTGATCCGCCTCATGGGCGGCATGGACCAGGTCACGCCGACGCTCTCGCTCAAGCCAGGCGTCGTGCGACGCGCGGCCAACTTCGAGTGCGCAATCACAGGCGGCTACACGCGGATCGCCGGGTACGAGCGTTTTGACGGCAGGCCCAGCCCTTCAGAGGCCCAGTACTACATCCTCTCCGGCACGTTCATCGATACCGTATCACTGGGTGATACGGTGACCGGCACGGTCAGCGGCGCCACCGGTAAGGTGATTGCATTACCGACCGGCGAAGTGGTCCTGACCCGTGTGACCGGTATCTTCCAGCCTGGCGAGAACCTCTCGGTCAGCGCAGTCAT